GCTGCGAAATACCCCCGATCTCTGGGGCAGGAGGGACCCGTGCCCCTCGGCCCAAACCCCTTGCGGCGCAAGGGATCTCAGCGATGGGGGTGCATGACGATACAACGATGCCGTGATCTCAACATGGGTTGCAGTTGAGAACGACTGCGCCGCAAGGGATCTCAGCGCCTGCCCAGCTTGCGCTCCACCTCGGCCTCGTAGGCCTTGCGCACCTCGGCTGGCCATGCCTGCCCGAAGGCCTTGGTGAGGATCTCGCGCACGGGGAACTGCGGGCGCCGCTGCTTGGGGTTGGGGTCGATGGTGAACACGCGCCGGGTGCTGCGCTCCAGCGTGGAGGTGCGGCTGATGAAGCCCTCCTTGCGCTCGAACACGGCCTTGATCGAGCTGCCCGGCTTGACCGGCCCGACGAAGTACTGGCCACCGCCTTGGCGTGCCTGGCCGAGGATCGTGGCGTACTTGCTCAGCGAGACGTTGCCTGCTGCGTTGGTGAGGCCTGAGCCCTTGGCTGGCACCAGCACAGCGCCGGGCGCCTCGCGAGCGATCTTGCTGGCCGCGAGGTCGGCGCCCTTCAGCTTCGGCGTGGTGCCCTTGACGATCGGCTGCAAGTAGCGGCCTGCGGCATTGCCGCGGCTTTGGGGGTCGGAGCGGAAGCCCACCTCGGTTTCGAGGGTGTCCGGCCGTGCGAAGCGCACGTATGTGCCATTGAGCGTCCAGCGGGTGGGCTGATCGATGTAGCGGGGGGTCTGCTGCTTGAGCTCAGCCTGTGCAGCGCGAGCGGTGGCTGTGAGCGCCCTGGAGGTGGCAAAGCGGAGGTTCTGGTCCGTGAGCAGCGCCACGCGGCTCGAAAGCCGTTGCAGGTCGCTCTGGAGGTCGATGCGGACGGAGGCCATGGATCAAGGGTAGGGGCGGCAGCTTGGCCAGGCGAGTGGGAAGCGGTGAGATCGGCTGTCACAGGCGTAACGCCGGCGTAACAGGGGCTGTTACATCAAGACCCCTTGCGGTGCAGGGGCTTAAGGGGCTGCGTAACCATGTAACCACTATTTTTATGAATAGATTTATTTTATTGTGTGTGTTTAGAGGGGGGTCTTCACACACACCTCTTTATACGAGAGAGAGAGAGAGTCTCGGCCAAAAACCGTTACACCGTTACGCTTTTGGCTAACCCGTTGCAGCGCAAGGGATTTCGGCCGTAACAGACCCCGTTTCAAGCCCGTTGCAAAGCCGAAATCCGTAACGCAATCGCCCTGGAGATGGCACCTGCGCCCCTGAAACGGGTGGCGCCTGCTTTGCTCGCACCAGACAGCCGACCGAGCACCGTTGCCCAGCTGTGCGACCAAGGCGTGTCACGCAGGATGCTGGCCAAGGCCTCTGCGGTGTTGCTCACCAGCAGCTGATCTGCTTCCGCATCGACCCGTAGGCCGTGGCGTCCGAGGCTCTCCTGAGCGTGGCGGCTGGACACGTCGTGATCGTTGAGGTGATGGCAGGCGATTTCGACCAGCTCGCCGAGGGTGCGGGTGACGGTCTTCTCATCAGTCTCAACTCGGACTTGGTGCTGCAGGATGCGCTGAATGCAGCGCTGTTCGTCCGGCACTTCGGTGGTCTGGCTGTAGGGCTCCCAGTCGTTCTGATCGATCAGCTGCTTGGCCTGCTGTGGTGTGGGCACCTCGCTGGACATGAGCGACCATGCACCGGCGAGGAGGGTGCCGTATTGATCGCCCAGGCGCTGTGAGTCGAAGTGCTCGGCCGCGGCCTTGGTGAAGACGCGAACGCTGGCTCTGATCATCGGGATCAGCGAGACGGTGCGTGCGATGAGGCGCTGTGCGGTCTGGTGGGTGATGTGGCGATCGAGGTCACGATCGAGAGCTTCCCAGTGCTTGATGCGTTCGGCCTTGGGCAGTTCGTTGGGTGAGCGCAGGGTGAGCTGAGCGAAGCGTGAACGGTCGGCGCCTTGCTTGAGAGCTGTGGCGATGGACGACATGAGGAACATCGAGCGGATGTTGAATCGGGTCACGTCACCGCCAGGGCTGCCCTTGAGCATGGTTGCGTGAGACTCGCTGGACGCAACACGAGCCAAGGCGAGGATGTTCTGCATCCGCACCTGGTCAGCCTTTTCGTTGGACTCGGCCTCATCGAAAACGACGGGCAGAGCATCGCAGCGGAGGGTTTGGCGCAGGCCTGCTTCGGTGGTGTTGCCTGCCACGATCAGCCCCATGTCACCGAGAAGCACGGCGACATAGCGATCAAGGATGGCGGACTTGCCGGAGCCTGCTGCTGCGGTGAGCCATGCGTGCGGGCGCCATGGCAGCGCACCGCAGATCGGAGCGAGCGTGACCCAGCCAGCGAGGAGAAGGCCTGAGGCTGGCACCTCCCAGTGGAAACGCTCGGCCAGCTCGCAGATGGTGATGGCTTCTGCGTCCGAGAGGGGTGTGGCGTTGCCGGAACCTTCCAGCTCCGACATGCGCTGGTAGAGGTATTTCGAGTCGAAGGGGCGCAGCACTGGATGGCGCTTGCCGTCCACCACCAGCTCATCACCGAGGTGGAGGATGGTGCGCTTTTCGTCCCACCATGCGCCGCGGCCGCGGATGCGATCGGGGTTGTAGAAACCGCGCTCTGCGCTGATGGCGAAAAGGGTGGCTGCTGCCTGCGTCCAATCCACGGCGGATCGTTGTCCGGGGCAGAGCTGCTCCCAGTAGGCGAGCGGAGCGAGTGAGACAAGGTTGGTTGAGGTGTGTGATGCGCGAGTGAGGCGAACGACTTGGCCGGTGTTGTGCGGGCGGTAGTAGTAGGCATCGCCATCGAAACCAAGGCAGGTGAAATGACCGTTCGCGTCGAGATCGGGCAGATCGGGCTCAGGGTCTGGTTCAGGTTCAGGTTCGGGTGCGATCAGCTCATCGAGCTCGAGGGGTTGCGACAGGTTCGCCTTCAGGTGCTCGAGCGCTTCGGCTTCGCTCCATGTGGCATCAGCGAGATCCCAACCTTCTGGCAATTCCGGATAGTTGGCGACTATTTGCACCCGATCGACGGGCAGGCGCAGCAGCAGCTGCGCGAGGCGATCCATGGCCTGCTGGCCTACGGCATCAGCATCAGGCCAGAGGATGACGCGCCGGCCGGTGAGAGGCGACCAGTCGGCCTTGTCGATCGCCTTGCAGCCTGACGGCCAGGTGGTGACGACAGCTTTGGGGTAGAGCTTGGCTGCGGCATCAGCAGCCTTCTCACCTTCGACCACTAGGACGGTGCCAGTGCGTGAGCGCAGCTGGCTGAGGTTGAGCAGCGGGCGCGGTGCTGGCGGCGCCTTCCACTCCCAGCGGCTGCCGGTCCAGTGCAGGGGTCTGATCTTCTTGCCGGGGAAGCGGCAGACCAGAAAGGTGTCGCTGTAGTGCCAGACGGACTCGGCGCCCTTGGTGGGTGGCTCTGGGCGCTGTGGCGTGATGCCGAGGTGCTGCTCGATGCGCTGGGCGGCCTCCTTGAAGGTCCAGCCGGTGCGGCGCAGCAGGAGCTCCATGCCATTGCCGGCACCACCAGCCTGCTGCGGTCCGCCGCACTGATTGCAGAACCACGAGCCGGAACCGTTCTGATCATCGAAGCGGTAGCGATCGCGGCCACCACAGAGCGGACATGGCTGATGCTTGTCGGTGAGCTGCTCGGCGGTGAGGCCTGCCAAGGCGCCAAGGATCGACGGCCAGTGGCCGTTGGCGAGGTCAGTGATCTTGGTCATGGCTTGATGCCGAGAACGAACTGTTGAACTGCTTGCTTGGACTGCTGGCGCTCAGCGCGGCGTTGTTCGGCGATGCGCTGCAGTCGTGCAGGCCATTCGCGCTCGGCTTTGTTCAGCAGCGGCTCAAGGAGCGACGGCTCGAGCTTGGCAATGTGAGCGAGGCGGTACGGATCGTCTTCGCCGGTGAAGCAGTGATAGAGAAGGTCTGGCGTGAGCCACGCATCAAGCTCAGCGAGGAAGCGCTCGGCGATGCGATTGGGGCGGCTCATCACTGCGCCTTCTGCTGCATGGCAGCGGCGATGAGCTGACGGACGAAGGCAGAGCGTGACATCAGCCCTGCGGCCTGCTGGTCAAGCCAAGCGATCTGATCGGGCGTGAGATCGAGGGTGATGGTGCGCCGTGGCGCTGGGGTCTTCATGGGATAGCGCTGGGGTTTCGCTGGGGAAAGCCTAGCGGGGTTTCAATGATGCGCAACGCGTCGCCCACCGACCGCGCCACGCCAGCGATGCCACCGGCCTGGTGGACGGCTTGGAGCCAATGGCGCTGCGCGGGTGCGAGGCGACCGGTTGGGGTCTTGATCTCAAGGGAGGTGAAGACAGCGATCCGCTGGCCGACCATCTCGGGCGTGATCACGACGGTGCGCCAGCCGATGAGATCTGCTGAGCCGCGTGCGAGGCCGAACTGCACCATGCGGCCAGTGCGTGGATCTGGGAGGCTGCCGACCTGATTGCGGAAGATGCGGAGCTCTGGGTGCGTGCCAAGCGCGAGGCGGATGCGCTGCTGGAGGTCGGTTTCGAGGTTCGGCATCACAGGAGAGCCAGCTGCCGCATGATTGCAGGCAGCTCACGGGTGCCCCACTGATCGCCCATCGCATCGGCGATGCCCTCGAACGTGCGGCTGCGCTCCTTCCAGCGGTTTGGGCCGGGGGCATCAGGTGGACGCGCTGTTTGCGGCCCTCAACCACATCGGTGGGTCTGAGCCGCGGCAGGTTGTGGAGCCAGAGGCAGGTGGCCTTGGTTTCCCCGTGCCCGAACTGCCACGGCTGGATGATCTGATCCGGTGGCCGGATGGCGGAGCTGATCACGCTCACCGGATTTTCGATGCACCAGCGTGGGATCGGTGCATCCATCAGCAGGCGCACAAAATCGAGCGCTTCGGCTTGCTCCTGCTGCTTTCGATGGAAGTGGCGCGATCCGCTGACGGCGAGGTGAGTGCATGGCGGGTGGGCGATCATCAGATCCCAGCCGATGTCGAGCACCTCCTCGATGGGCTGCTGCAGGTGGTAGCGCGGATCAGCCTCACACTCGAGCAGATCACAACTCCATGCGTCATGGCCGCGGCGCCTGAAGGCATCCCGCACTCGACCGCTGTATTCGCAGGCGACCAGCACCCTCATCCGTGACTCCGCTGCTGCCGTGCGAAGAAGACATGCTTCGCCCAGGCTACGGGGTTCTTCATGCCACGGGCTTGGCCGATGTGGATCAGTTCGGTGATGGTGCGCGCCTTCCCCTGCTGCCGCTTCCGCTCCGCCACACGCTGCCGGACAGCTTCGCGCTTGAGCTCCTGCAGCTCACCGGCCACCTGCTTGACCTGCCGCGCTGGTGCTGGCGCACAGGCTGCACCGCAGACCGGGCACTGCGGCTGCGGGGAGAACGCAGCGAAGCACTGCTCACACGTGCGCACCGATGGCGCTGCCGGGCCGGCTGAGCGGCTGCGCTTCAACCGATCATCAAGCGACCAGTCGTGGATGTCGTCGGGGAAGCCATGGCGGTGGACGTTGCCGACGTGATCGAGGATCACGGCGTGCGGCTTGCCGGGTGCAGGCCTGAGCACGCGGCCCACCTGCTGGAGGTAGAGCCCCAAGCTGGCGGTGGGGCGCAGGAGGATCGCGGCTTCAGCTGCTGGGCAGTCGAATCCTTCGCTCACCACGTCCACTGTGACGAGAACGTGAATGTCACCTGCGGCAAACTGTCGCACCAGCTGGTCGCGCTGCTCGGTTGGGGTCTCGCCAAGCAAGGTGGCGGCCGGGACTCCCTGCTGGTTGAAGGCTGCAGTAACTGATGCCGCGTGCTTGGTAGAACAGCAGAAGGCGATGGCACGCTTGTGGTTGCAGAGACGCTGATAGTGAGCGATCGCGTCACCGGTCACAGTGGGCCGGTCTAGCCGCTCGACAGCCTCCTCGACGCGATAATCACCACCGCGAATATGGAGTCCTGTCAGATCTGCCACCGGTGGCGGGGCATATATCCGGGCACCGCATAAATATCCGTGATTCATCAGACTTGCGACCGATGGGCCGTTGACGAGATGATCGAACATCGAGCACAGCCCGCGGCCATCCTTCCGAACTGGGGTGGCAGTGACGCCCAACCGGTAAGCGTCTGGCCAGTGCTTGAGGATGGTTTGCCACGTGCCTGCTACCGCGTGGTGCGCCTCATCAATGACGATGAGGTTGGGCTGCCAGTCGATCGCTGACAGCCGCCGGGCAAGCGTCTGAACAGACGCAACCTGCACCGGGTGAGCGGCTCCCGTGACGCCAGCCGCAATCACGCCATGGGGCACTCCTGCGCTGGTCAGCTTGTCACTGGCCTGACGGATGAGCTCGCGCCTGTGCACCAGGATCAACACCTGGCGGCCACGATTTACGGCGCCAGCGGTGATCGCTGCCAGAACAATTGTTTTGCCGCCACCGGTGGCCATCACGAACAGTGGAGCGCGCGCACCTTGGCGGTACGCGCAGCGGAGATCGTGTATTGCGCGTGACTGGTAGTCGCGGAGCGTGAGACTCATGGGACTTGACCTTGGACTGCGGGAAGGAATACCAAGGTCAGCGGCCGGATGCTAGCCGGCAGGAAGGGAAATACTTAGAACATCTGGGAGGCAGCATGACAAGCGGAGAACAGGTGGTAAGTTGCGTGAGCTTCCGATACGGCCTGCCTATGGACAACGCCGCATACCACCGTCACGCGGCGGTATCGAAATCCCACCTCGACCTGGTGGCGCGCAGCCCGCTGCACTACTGGGCGCGCTATGTGGACCCGAACCGCGTGGAGCCCGAGCCGACACCGGCGATGCTGCTGGGCACGGCGCTCCACACCCACGTGCTCGAGCTCGAGTCTTGGGATGAGCGCTACATCACGGCGCCCGATGGCGTGGATCGCCGCACCAAGGCCGGCAAGGAACTGTGGGCAGCGTTCGAGGCGGAGGCCGAAGGCCGTGCCGTGATCAGCCGCGCCGATTGCGAGCTGGTACAGGCGATGAGCCGTGCGGTGTACCGGCACCCGGCTGCTGCGCTGCTGCTGGGCATGGAAGGCAAGGCCGAGAGCACGCACCTGTGGGTGGATGAAGCGACCGGGCTTGAGTGCAAGTGCCGGCCCGATTGGCTGACGGCGGATGGCTCGATCGTGGTGGACGTGAAGACCACAGAGGATGCAAGCCCGGCCGGGTTCAGGAAATCGATCAGCAGCTGGCGGTATCACGTGCAGGCGGCCTGGTATCTGCACGGGCTCGAGCAGGCCACCGGCACCCGGCCGGAGCAGTTCATCTTCGTGTGCGTGGAGAAGAAGGCACCGCACGCGGTGGCGGTCTACGCCGCCGATGGCGAGATGGTCGGTGCCGGTGGTGAGCAGGCGCTCGAGGATCTGCTGACGCTGGCCGAGTGCAAAGCTGCCAACCGGTGGCCGAGCTACAGCGAGCAGATCGAAACGATCACCCTGCCTGGATGGATGCGGCCGCGGCCTGATGGATCGCTGCCGGCTGCTGCACCCGAGATCGAGCTGTACTGATGCGGCTGCCCTACTCAGCCATCAGGGCACCAGCGGCTGCGCTGGGTGGCGCATGGTTCGTGAGCGAGCTGTGGCCGATCGAATTCTGGCCGGCGGTGGCCGGCTGCCTGTTCTTCTATCTCACCCTCAGAGTCCAACCATGAGCGAGTCCACAGCACTGACCACTACCGGAGGCAGCGTGTTCTCCGGCATCCAGGCCTTCGAGGATGCACAGCGCATCGCGAAGGCACTGGCCTCGAGCACGCTGATCCCGCCGCAGTTCCAAGGGCAGCAGGGTTTTGCGAACTGCTTGGTGGCGCTTGAGATCGCCGGCCGGATGCGGATGAGCCCGTTCCAGGTGATGCAAAACCTGCACATCATCCACGGGCGCCCGAGCTGGAGCAGCCAGTTCATCATCGGCCTGATCAACGGCTGCGGCCGCTTCAGCCCGCTGAAGTACGAGGTGAGCGGCACCGGCGACGCGATGGCCTGCTTCTGCACGGCCACCGAGCTGGTGAGCGGTGCCGAGCTGAAAGGCCCGACCGTGACCATGGCGATGGCCAAGAAGGAAGGCTGGGCAACGAAGGCCGGCAGCAAGTGGCAGACCATGCCCGAGCTGATGATCCGGTATCGCGCCGCTGCGTTCTGGGGTCGGTTGTTCATCCCCGAGCTGCTGGTCGGCATCCACACCGAGGAAGAGGTGGTGGATGTGGAGCCCGTGCGCGTGAGCGTGCCTGAGCCTGCACCGGCGAAGGTGCGGCTGGAAGACCTGAACGCCAAGCTGCGCGAGCCTGCGCCGGTGGTGATCACCAAGGAGGTGCCCGACGATGAAATCTTTTGATCAACCGGGCTACCTGCAGCCCCGTGAGCTTGCAGCCAGGTGGCGCGGTGTCGTCACGCTGAGCACGCTCGACAACTGGCGCAGCCAGAACCGCGGCCCGAGGTTCGTGAAGATCGGAGGCCGTGTCCTGTATCCCGTCGCTGAGGTGGAGGCCTATGAAGCCCGAAACCTGCGCGGGATGCCCAACCACCCACCTACTCAAACGAGACCATGACCTTCAAGCTGAACCTGTCGATCTTCAAGTCCACCAAGCCCGAGAGCAAAGTGGACTTCAGCGGAATGCTGAACGTGAAGGTCGAGGAGCTCGACGCCTTCTGCGCGTTCGTGATGAGCCAGACGCCGGATCAATACGGCAGCGTGCAGGTGCCGATCAGCGGCTGGAAGAAGACCAGCCAGAAAGGGCTGGCGTATGTGAGCGCAGTGGCGCAGCCGCCACGTGACTGGGTGCCTCCTGTGACTGCGCAGGCTGCTGCCCAGAGCTTGGCGGCCGCCACTGATGGCGTGGTGACCGAGATCGTCGAGGCCGATCTGTTCTAGGTCTGCATCAGCTCGAGCTCTAGGCGCGCAATCTCGTGGACTGCGGCCTGGAGCATCTCCTGCTGGTGGTAGCACTGCTTGAGGAGCTTTGCCGCGATGGTGCCGGCCTGCGGGTGCTGCTCCAGCGCGCGGCACTGCTTCTCGATCTCGAACTGTTTCTCCGGTGGTATTTCAGCCACCATCCACTCACCGAAGTTCATCTGTCTGGGGCGTATTGCCCCATGTTGCCCATGGAATGCCCTAAGTGCTCGAGCACAACGCTGCGTGTGCCGATCACGAACAATCGGCTGGCTGATCAGGTTGTGCGCCGCCGGCTGTGCGCTGAGTGCGGCCACAAGTGGTTCACGGTGGAGCTGGCGGTGCCGGACTACGCGGTCGGCTGGAGCGTGGCGCACCTGCATAAGCCGGTGCTGCGCGTGCCGCTGGAGCTGAGCACCGGGCACACCAAGCTGCGGGTGGAGGCGGTGGAGGAACGCGACCGGTGGCGCCGGTGAAGAATGCACCGCCGATGGTGTACGCTGTGTGAGCACCGGCGGCATTGCCGCCCCCATCAAGGAGGTCTAGATGGCTCACGTCATCACCACTGAGATCAACGGCCAGCCCGCAATGGTTGCTGCTGATCTGGTCGCCACGCGCCGCCCATGCGGCCTGTGGCACGTCCAGCTGGCCGACTGCGGCGCAACGCTGACAGTCGATGCGACTGAGGAGCAGGCGCACCGGATTCTGTCCGAGGCCTGACATCCACGCGGCCCATCCGGGCCGCCACCCATTTCGACAGCAGTGTGAAGGAATATGAACTGCGTCGAGAGCGTGCACCGCTGATGGTGTAGGATGACGTAACGAGGGAAGGGGAGCGGCACCTCGCTAAAAACGCGGCCAGGGGGAACAGAGCACACGACCCCGCAATCGAGCTCAACAGGGCCTGACTAAGCCCGCACCGCCGGTTGGCCCGGCACACCTATCCCTCACAGGCTCATGCTCACCGCCACTCTCCTGGTGATCTGGAAGCTGCTCCTGCCGCTGCTGCTGGTAGTCGCCGTGATCGACTGGCTGACCGCCAGCGACGATCGCCGCGTCCGCGTTCTGCACAGCACCGGTCTGAGCCAGCGTCAGATCGCCGACCGCCTCAATATCACCCGCTACCGCGTCCGCCGGGCGCTCGCATCATGATCAACCACATCAACAACGCCATCTGCTGCCTGATCGCTGCGAGTGTGTTCGCCATGATCGGCATCGAATCCGGCGCGCATCACAGCCCCACCCACAGCGGCACGCAGCAGGTGGTGCGGCATGACTGACACCCAGCGCTTCTATTTCCAGATCAAGGCTGCCAACGTGCTGGAGTGCGTCACGGCCTCCAGCCTCACCGAAGCCAAGCTGATCGCCGCCGACACGTGGCTCGAGTGGTGGTCGCAAATCGAATGGATCACACCTGCACCAGAGACCGATGCCTGAGATCACAGGCGCCATGCTGCCGTGGCAGTGGCGCGAGGAATCGACCAGCCAGCACGGTGACGGCATCAGCCGGCCGCGGCCCAAGACTCGCACCAAGGAGTTTCGGCTGATCATCTACCCGCAGGGTGCCCGGCCGATGACGTGGATCACGCGCGCGGAATCGAAGCGCCACGCGATCCGCTATGCGCAGGCGCGCTGGCCGGGCGCCGCGGTGGAGGTGGCGTGATCCGCGCTGCCTTGACCGCTGCGGCCCTGCTGCTGGCCAGCCCGGTGCAGGCTCGGCAGGTGACTGCCACTGTGTACCACGGCTGGTATCACGGCCGCACCACCTACTGCGGTGGCACCTACCAGCACTGGGGCATCAGCGCCGCGCATCCATGGCTGCCATGCGGCACGCCGGTGCGCGTCAGCCACCGCGGCCGCACGCTCACGGTGCGTGTCACCGATCGGTGTGACTGCGGCTCGATCGATCTCAGCGCCGGTGCTGCTCACCGCCTTGGTGTGCCGCTCGATGGCATTGCAACTGTTCGCATAAGCCACCCATGAAGACTGAACACCCGATCACTCCGCCGCCGGAGCTGGTGCATGTTGTGCGCTTTGGAACGACTAGGCCCTTCGCTTCCTACAACAAATGACTGACTTCCGCGCCTTGTGCGTTGAGCTGACTGACTGCCTTGAGAAAGCCGACTGGCCGCACCGCTACAAAGTTGTATTTCAGCGGTGGATGGACATTGCTCGCGCAGCCTTGGCTGAGCCAGATGGACCGGCTGTGTCTGATGACAGGGAGCCGGCCTCTGTCAATGATCAGCTTAAGCGCCAGCTTCTTAGCAAAGCCAAAGCCAATCTGATCCGCGAGGTAATCAACCAAGCCCTGAAAGACACCGCATCAGTCCACTGGCGTGTAACGGACACCGGCGAGCAGATCGTTCGGGTCGGTGACCTTCTGAGGTGGGCGGACCAGTCCACAGCGCAGATGGAGGCGCTGCCCGATGTCTGACATCCGCCACCGCATCGAGCAGCTGCTGAGCGACACGAGCGCCTTCACGGCTGGTCAGACTGAGGAGCGCCAGCGGATCCGCCAACTGATCGACATCAGGATCGACCAGCTGTGCGGCACCGTTGGGCTCCGCAACCGCCAGCAGCTCTGCGCCGAGCTGCTCCGCATCCGCCAACACCTCGAACCATGACATCAGCCACGTTTCTGGATCAGCAGCGCGCCGACATGATGGACGCGCTGTACGAACGCAGTGGCCGCACCAACGGTCTCTATACCGGGCTTTGGGAGGAGTTTTGCCGCGACATGGCTGCCAACTTCCGCGACACGTCATACCCCGAGCTGCTGGCCCGCGTGGTGCGCGCCATGGATGCCACCGAGTCGGTGATGACGCAGAAGCAGGCGCAGCAGGCGATCGAGGTCTGCCGCCAGCAGCTGCTCGGGGATAAGTGGCGATGAGTCGGCCGTTTAAGCGCGGTGAGGAAAACTTCGCCGTGATCCTCAGCGAGGACCTGGTGCGCGAGTTGCGCCAGCTTCGCGCTGCCGGGCTCAGCTACCAGCAGCTGGCCGATCGGTATGAGATCGACAAGAAACACGCATGGCGCATCTGCAAGGGCATCGCATGGGGATGGCTGCAATGAACGATCAGATCAACCCAGACCACTACCGGCAGGGTGGCATCGAGTGCATTGATGCGATCGAGGCTGCCCTGACGCCGGAGGAGTTTCGCGGCTACTGCAAGGGCAACGTGATCAAGTACACCTGGCGCGAGCGCCACAAGGGTGAGGCGGTATCGCTGGCCAAGGCGCAGTGGTATCTCCGGCGACTGCTCGGCAAACTGGAGGGATGATGCACCTGCCCGGTTTGAACCTGCTGGAGCGCGCAGCGCTGTGGGTTCTGGTGCGCAGCCCGCGCACCAGTCTGGTGGTGGTAAAGGAGCGGCTCTGGCCGACCGTGTTCACCGCTGCGGATCCAAGCGATCCGGTGGCTGCCTATGTCACCAACAACGACACCGAGCCGCCATCGATGCAGCTCGAGCGGATCTTTCATCAGCCGGCCTACGGCGAGGAAGAATGATCAGACTGCACGCCGGCCGCCTGCTGCTGGTGTGCAGCCGCTCCGATCGGAACTGGCACGCACGGGTCATTCTCGGACCAAAGCCCGAGCACCAGCTGGAGGCTGACACCGGCACCATGCACCTGCAGGAGGCGTTCCTGCGCGCGCAGAAGATCTACGAGGCGGCGCTGGTGAAGCTGCGCCCCGCTGGCGGCCAGCGGATGTGTTGGGACTGTCTGCATTGGTGCACCCACCGGCAGCGCTGCGAGCTGGCGTTGCCAGAATCGAAGCAGAGCGGCGGCCGCTATGCGGCGAAGTGCGAGATCTATGAGCCAGCCGAAGGTGATCAGCCGCACGGATCGTGACGGCGGATGGATCGAGACGCTGGAGCCTGATGGTCGCGGTGAGCTGTATTACCGCAGCTGCGTCGGTGGGATCTGCCGCTATTCGAGCGACCTGTGGCAGGCCGAGCTGTATCTCGACCACCTGCTGGCACGCTGATGCTGCGCGACGTGCTGGTGCTGGTTCTGGAGTATTGGGCGACGTGCCTGATCGCGCTGTGGGTGTGCAGCAGGATCCTGCCGTGATGTGAAGCGGCCTCCGATACGGTTTCAGCTGCAGCCACCGCGACTGCAGCACCGCGCGCGTCCTTACGGATAGCGCCGACCGCTAGGCAAAAAAAAAGGCCCGCCGAAGCGGGCCGGTCCATCAGCGCTCGAGGTGGTGCTCCAGATCAGTGCAGGCACTCAGCAGAGCATCTAGCAGCGGATCGCTGCAGAGCTCCTCCCACCGATCTTCGGTGGTGGTGTCCCGCAAGGTCTGGAAGAGGATGACAACTGCTTCCGCAGAGCGGAGCGTGTCAGCCAGTGCCTCGAGGCCGGCAGAGAGGGTATTCATTTTTCTAGGTGCGGTGGACGCCGGGATCGCTCCCGACTCATTCAATATAGTCGATAGGCGGTGCATCCGCGACCGCTGCAACATCTCTTAATAATGTGGCCGGTGGTGGGTCCTCACGCGGTGTCCACCTGGTGCCCGCAGCCGGCCGCTACGGGAACGCCCAGACTCTCCAGAAGAAGGTCTAGGCGCCAACGTTACCCTCTCCCGCAACCCAGCGCGCGATCGCCCACTCGCCCAGTGGTGTCCAGAAGTGCTGCGCGCGATACCAGCTGACCCACTCCTTCTGTCCCTTCTGGCTGTTGCACATCAGGCAGCAGCTGATCAGGTTCTCGCGCACGGTGAGTCCGCCGTGCACCTTGGGCACCACGTGATCGAGCGTCGGGCTGCGGCCGAGCGGATCGCCGCAGTAGGCGCAGCGGTAGTTCCATGCGAGGTGAATCTGATCGCGCGCGGAGCGGCGTGTGACCAGGCGGGTCTCATCAATGTGGTGTCGATCCACAGAGGTCCGGCGGCAGGGGGATGGCGTGCACCTCGATGTCGAGGATGTCGTCGTCGCTGGGGATGAACTCAGCCAGCTGGCTGTAGATGTCCGCTGGCAGGTCGTCGGGGTCCGTGTCTGACCGGATGATGAGCTTGGCGGAGATCTCTAGGTAGAACGCCCGCATGGGCTGGCCGCCGCTGGGCCAACGGTAGCGGGGAGAACCGAAACGGGAAGTGTGAAGGATTGTGACCGGCGCGCAGGGTGCGCCGTATGCGGCGTAATCTTCACCCCATGACCTACATCCTCCGCATCGGCCCGTGGCACGTCGGGCCGTTCACCACCCACCAAGGCGCGCAGCACTGGGCAGAGCGCCACGGCTGTGACGACTACACGATGATCCCGCTCGATGATCCGGCCGAAGCGCCGATCAAGATCCACCGGCTGCGCATGGCGCCGCTGGCTCATCCGATGCGGCAGCCTTAAAATCAGGGCTGCCGATGTTCAGAAGTGGGTCGCAACAGTCCCGAGTACGCACGCGCTTACTACGAGCGAAACAAGGAGCGCGTGAAAGCCAAAGCTGCAGAAGGCAATCGGAACCAGAGGCGGCGGCACCGCATCAGGATCGTTGAGTATCTGCTTGAGCATCCGTGCGTTGACTGCGGCGAACGGGATCCTCTGGTGCTCGAGTTTGACCACCGCGACCCAGCGCAGAAGTTGTTCTCGATCTCGGAAGGCGCAAACCGCACCTGGCGATGGGAGCGCATCGCCGCCGAGATAGAGAAGTGCGACGTTCGCTGTGCCAACTGCCATCGGCGCCGAACCAAGGCGCAGCATCTTGAGTGGTACGAAGGTGCGCGAATAGTGCGCGAACGGCTCAATCGAGGCATCCAACCGTGAAAAAAGAAGCCCGCTAAGTCATTGACCTAGCGGGCCTTTTTGGTTGCGGGGGCCAGATTTGAACTGACGACCTTCAGGTTATGAGCCTCGCCTAGATCACTCACGGAAGTTCACTCCCGTTCACTAAACCTCTGATTCTTCGCTGCTTTCGCGGTTGACCTTCTCACGCTGATTCCCCATCTTCCACCCGCGTTCGCGCAATCTTGCGCGAATGGTGCGCGAATGGAGAGGGGCATGGAAACCGAGAAGAAGGAGTGGAAGGCCGATCGGAAGGTGCCCGGCCTAGGGCTGATGGTGCTGCCGAGCGGCGTCAGCACCTACTACCTGCGCTATCGCGAACCAAGCGGAAAGCAGCAGCACCACAAGATCGGCCGGGCCGGCGTGGTGACCCTCACGGCTGCCCGCGAGGAGGCGCACAAGATCCTCGCCGCCGTCGCCCGCGGTGAGGCGCCCACCAGCGCCAAGCAGAAGCAGCGCCAGGCGCCGACGATCGCCCTGCTGTTGGAGCGCATCAAGGTGGAGCACTGGCGCAAGCTGCGGCCGGGCACCGTCGTCAACAATGAGCTGATCTGGCGCCGTCACCTGCTGCCGGAGTTTGGCAGCGTCAAGGTCAACGAACTGCAGACGCGGCAGGTGGCAGCGTGGTTCCACCGCGCCAGCCTCGAGGCGCCAGTGCGCGCGAACCGCTGCCTCGAGGTGCTCAGCAAAGCGATGAACCTGGCAGAGCTGTGGGAGCTGCGGCCGCAGAACTCAAACCCGTGCGTGCGGATCGGTGCCAACACCGAACGCATGCGCCGCCGCTACCTGACACGCGAGGAGCTCACCCGGCTGCTGGCTGCGCTCGACACCTACGGCATCACCGGCGTGCGGTGGCGGTTCGCGCAGCTGATCCACCTGCTGCTGCTCACCGGCTGCCGCATCTCCGAGATCAAGGATGCGCGCTGGAGCTGGGTACAGGGCAGCGTGCTGGTGGTGCCGGCCGAGTGCCACAAGACCGGCGCAGATGGCACCGATCGCCGCGTGCAGCTGCCACCTGCTGCGCTCGACGTGCTGGCCGAGCTGCGCCGCCGATCGAACAGCGAGTGGATCATCGCTGGGGATGGTGATGGCCACCTGATCGGCTACTGGCGGATGTGGGCTGACCTGCTGGAGCAGGCCAAGATCGAGAACCTGCGGGTGCATGACCTGCGCCACAGCTTTGCGAGCTACGCCATCAGCCAGGCCAAGCTGTCGCTGCCGGTGGTCGGTGGCCTGCTCGGCCATGCCAGCCCGCAGACGACGCAGCGCTATGCGCACCTGATCGAGGAATCGGCCGCGGCTGCTGCTGCGCTGGTGGCCGCGCAAATAAAAGCCCCGGCTGACTAGGCCGGGGCGCGCGCCCTCACAAGGAGTTTCTCCGGGGTCAGGTTAGCCAACCCCACGAGTGGCCGCTAGCAATGTGGCTGATTGCCGAAACGGACACGCCAAAACGAGATGCAATTTCCTTTCGGCTGACACCATCAGCGATCAGCTGCCGAATCGTTTTCACTTCTGCCGGCCTGAGTGCAGTCCTGGTGGTCAGCCCGTGCCGAACTGCGTGCTGCAGGTTCTGAGAATGTGTCGTCCATTCAAGGTTGCTGACGTGATTGTTGGACTTGTCTCCATCAAGATGATTCACCTCATTGGAGTCGACTGGCTTTCCGAGAAATGCTTCAGCGACTAGGCGGTGCAGATAGAACGTCCGCTTAACGCCTTGGTCTTTGCTGCTGATCGCAAGGTATCCAGCTCCGATACGCCGCGGCCGCAACTCCGCTTCCGGGAGGGTCAGCCAGCCGCTGCCTCTCCGCCGCGAGCTGGCCGGTCGAATAATCCTGCCCGTCTCGCTGACAAGCAGGGTCGGGGCGCTAGGCGGGACTGCCCACTTCATCCCAGTGATGGCATGACTGTTTCATGTCCATTATAACGGCCAGTCACGGCATAGCTGCGGCCGGGGATGCCTTCCATCTTGTGGAACACCATCTGGCCGATCTTCATGCCGGGCCAGATCGCGACCGGGTGCATCTTGCGCGCGTTGCTGAGCTCCAGCGTGAGGCGGCTGCCATGCCAGCCTGGGTCACACCAGCCGGCCAGCAGGTGCTCGAGGCCTTCGCGTGCGCGGCTGGACTTCAGCACGAACTGCGCGGCGATGCAGTCCGGCAGGTTGAAGATCTCGCGCGTTTCCGCGAGGCAAAATTCACCCGGCTGCAGCCAGTACGGATCATCTGCGGTGTGGCCGGTGATGCCGTGGATCTGCAGCTCTCGGCTCTCGGCCACCTCGATCATGATCCGATCGCCGAGCACCACATCGAGGCTGGCCGGGTTCACCAGATCAGGATCGAACGGCACCACCATCGCGTGGCGCTTGCAGAGATCGTGGATCTCGTAATCAGGAAGGGGCACTAGGCGCTCAGTAATCCCACCGCACCCTAGGTGCGCCCTGGCGGATGCCAAGGTGCACGAAACCGCGAGGTGCGCCGTACCCGAGCGAATACGGCCACTGCTTGTCGCAGAAGGCCTGCACTGCGTGGATATCGGCGCCATCGATGTAGAAGTCCACCGCGCCCACACCCGGTGCGTCGTACAGATGCTCCGAGCTCGAGGCACCACCGATCAGCTTGTTGATCGCGGTGGGCCTGTAGCCCGATGTGATCACCACCGGCTTGCCGCCGAACTGCGCGCGCGTCTTCTCGAGGAACTGCGCGATCCGCATCGCGGTGTCGCACTGATGCTGGTGATCGAAGCGCCGCGCCTCTTGGCCGAGCGCAAACTCGCCGTAGGTGATGTGGGGCGTGAGCTTGTGGCTGAAGGGCGACTCTGGTGTGAACATCGCGCTGATCGGCCCGGTGGTCTGCCGTTCACGGCCCCACAGGTCACCCTCCGCGATGCGGCGCCGCTTGAGGCCGGCCTCCACGTTGGTGCCTGGGTTGCGGTAGAGCAGCAGGGCATCGGGCACACCGGCCCAGTTCTTTTCGCGCAGCCTGGCGCTGATCGTCTCGAATCCCTTGGTGCCGTAGAACCCGGCGCCCAGGTTGTAGGCGAAAGAGATCAGCGCGCACTTCTGCTGATCCGTCATCTCCACCCAGAACGGGATGGTGGTGCGCAGCTTCGCGGCGATGCGATCCACCTCCTGCCGCAGGAGCATGTCAGCCTCGATCGCGTTGATCCTGTCGCCTTTGCTGACGGCGCGCCCGTCGCTGTAGCGCGTCGTTCCGTAGCCGATCGTCCACGGTGCGCCGCCGCTCAGCGGATCGGGATAGGCGTCGAGGTGACAGCCCTCGAAATCCTTGATCAGCTTCAGCGCTGCTGCCAGATCCGCCTGCTTGCCGTCTTGGCTCCACGTGTTGAACCATGCCCGATCGCGGCACATCGCTGCCGCGTAACCGTTCACGGCGAGATCCTGCTCCAGCTGCGCGATCGCTGCGGCCTGATGCGGCTGGTTCCGGTAGTACCGAAACAGCTGCTCGAGGGTGATCGGTGCGGCGTTGGCCATGGCTCAGCGCTTTTTTGGGAACGCCATCCGTGCTGCGGTGAGCAGCAGTTGGATCCAGCTGTTGGACTTGAGCGGCGTCAGGGCGATGATCTCGCTACCTGCCGCGATGAGGATCGCGATGATCGCGATGTGCTCGGAGTTCATGGCATCCATGGCGCTGCCCTCAAGTTAATCGCGCAATTCGAGAGCACGCACGCGCTTGTCGAGATCAGCCATCTCGGCGCGGGCGTCAGTCTTCAGCTCATCCACCGACTTGGCCATCTGCACGATGGTGGCCTCGATCCGTGCGGACTGCACCTGCATTGAGATGAGGAGCGCGCCGATGGCGACCATGCCGGCAGCGAGTGCAGCGGGGAGGGACGCCGCAAAGACGCCGCTAACGGTCTTGGTGTCCTCCGCCATCGACGCGCCTTGGCTCGGTTTCATGGTACCGATCAAAGGGATCAGGCCTGCCGGCGAGGATGGCAAGGCCGCGTTAGCGGCCCTGTCCCCGGAGCTTCTTCTTGCCTCTGCGCCGTGGCCGCGAATGTTGGCCAAACCCTTGGCGCGTGGTCTTCGGCGGCCCGGCCTGATGATCGAGCCGCGCGGTGCCGGTCTTGGATTTCACGGCCATCAGACTGCTGCCTCCGGCTCCTCAGCGGGCGGCTGTGGCGCGTAGGGATCAGCCGGCCACGCGGGGTAGTCGGCGCCGGTGATGTAGGCGGCCAGCTCTGCGGTGGTGGTGGTGGCCTCGATCGCTGCGATCTTGGTTTCGCAGTCGCTGCGGATGGCCTGGCGCCAATCCTTCATCTCGACGGGTGTGGGCGTGTTGTTGTCGAGCTCACGCACCACGTACCAGTCAGTGGGTGTGAGCAGCGTGCCCGCAGTGACGCGCGTCTGCTGCGTCCACTGCTCCACAAGCTGGGTGTGATCCTTGGGCAGGTCCGGTCCCCAGTAGAACCGCTGATCGTATGGAGCAGGATCAGGCTCCTCTGTGATGCCGATCGCGGCGCGCTCCTCGGGGCTGGCCAGCCGGAGCCAGTTGGCGGGGTAGCTGATGCCATCGTGCTCAAAGGGCACATCAGGACTCAGCGGGCGGCCGTCGAGGATAAACATGGCGATCAGGCTCCAAGTTGAGGTTAGCGGGCGCGGCTGTAGGCGAAAGGCGAAGATGCCCACGCCGCATAGACGTAGGTGCCGGCGCTGGTGTTGAAGGTGGCGTCTGTGGTGCGCACCTTGAAGCCGTTGCTGGTGATGTCGATCAGGTCTGTAGTGCCCTCAGCGTTGGCGAGGTTGGGATACAGCGGATCGTTATCTACGTTGTAGCCCTTGCGCTTGTCGTCCAGGATCGTCCAGTTGCCGGTGCTGCTGGACATCTTGACCATCACAACAGCGGGGCGGAATCCAAGGTAAACAAACGGCGAAGGTGGATTATATGTGTCGCCACTGCCGGTGTAGCTGCCAAAAGAAGAGTACCCGGCTACTGGGGCGAAGCAGTAGGCGACGTAGGTGTCAGCGTTGGCATTAACCAGTGCGTTGGTTCCCACGCTGAAGACAGAGGACGTAGGCGCTGTGTCATTCCAGACCGTATCTAGGTCAGCAGTGGCTGCCGTGGAGTTGAGTAGCAGGTAATCCGTTTCTGGTGCTGCGGTGTTGGCCGAGTGGTAAACGGGCCAGCCTTGGTCGGTGCTGGCAGTGGTCCGCGCCTTCACGATGATCATGCTGGGCGCTACGCCTAATCCATGCGCAATCGTTCTCGCTGACCCGTTGCCGGTGTAGGTCACAATGTCAAAGCCTGCCGACACACTTTCGTTCCAGCACCAAGCGGCGTAGGTGGCTGAGCTGGTGTTCGCCTGTGCCAAAGCACCCAACGCGAAGCCATCGCTGTTGAAGGCGGTCAGGCCGGTTGACTCAGTGGTTTCGTCGGTAGTGGTGTTGCACTCCAGTTGCTGCTGAACGCCTCTCACCGTGTCATACAGCGCATGATCAGTAGCACCAGAGCGGCCCTTGATCCACACCAAATCCGGCGAGAAGTTTAGCCCACTAATCGTCTGGGTGCTGCCATTGCCGGTGTAAAGCTTGACATCCATTGCGTTTGCCCCGTTGGCGATCAGAGGCGTAGGCAGGTTGGCCGTTGTGAGCGCCTTGAAGCCGCTGGGGGCGGTGTAGGCGAAGGGGCGTTGGCCGAAGTTCCATACACATTCGTAAGCAGGTGAGTCTCCTCCAAGTGAGGCTGCAAATGCTTTCAGACCAGTTAACCCAGAATAAGCCTGTCCTTGGCTAACCCCATTCTTGTAAAAAGTGAGAGTGCCGCCATCAAGATCCATTGCAATGCCTATGACATCATTAAGTCCGTAAGAACTGCCATACGAAACTCCCGAAGCATTATTAAACTTTTGGCCATCGTATTTATACGAATAACTTGCAGCGTTGTTTCCAACATACTCACCAGCAGCAACTTTGAAATCTGGGCCTACTATGCCAATAATGTGGCCCAAGCCGTCCGAAGAAAGTGTAACCGTACATTCCGCATACCACTTGCCAGTTGACTGAAAGATACTCCCAATCATTGTTTGTGGGGAAAAAGAATTTACTCGTCCGTCAAGGTTTCCATTGCTTAATACAGCGGCAGCAACTGATTGAAGTGGGTTTACAGTGCAGTAATTTCCCCGCACCTCCCCACCAGCGCCTGTATCGGTGCCGTAAGAAGTCGGCGTGTCCACGAGGGAATCGTTGCCTGTACCAGCGGTGACGCTCAGGTTGTTCGGCGTCCAGTTGTTGCTGCCCGCTCGATCCTTGCCAAGCGTGGTGGCAGTGGCGGCTGAGTTATCGCTGAAATCAAGCCTGAACCCGTTGGTGCCGTAGCTGCCGGTGTACGCCTTGGGCACCCACTGGCCGGTGGTGGCGTTTGTTTCGGCGAAGCTCGATGGGGTTAGGGCTTGGCCGTCGATGAAGTGGATGTCGGCGAGGTAGCCGTTGAAGAACTGACTAAAAGATGGCCTCCCACCAATTCGATGTGTTGCGGCCTGATTGATAGCAAGATCAAAGTTTTGAGATGGGCTGACATTGACGTTGAACGTCGTTACTTGTGATCCGTTTATGTAGAGACGCAGCCGATTAGATGCAGTAGCGGCGGTCGTATCGACCGAAATAACCAAGTGATACCACGCGGAAAAGTCACGCAACACCTGAGTCGTTGTAAGCCATGTGCTTGCTCCGCCGGTAAAGACTACAGTGCCGTCTGTATTGATGAGAAAATCAGTGATCCCATCATCACCTGTGCCATTGCGGCAATGAAAGAGAGTTCCGCCGCCGCTTGAATTAGTTCCTGTTAACGCAGAAAGCTTCACCCACCCCGCCCAGGTCCACGTCTTCCTGTTGCCCGCTGATGCAGGCGTTCTGGACAAGTAGGCACTGTCACTACTGTTGAACCGCAGCGACCGGCTGATTTGATACCCAGCGCCTCCGCCAGCATCAGCGCCAAGCAGCAGGCTGTTGTTGAGGATGCTCATTTCACGTCCGAGATCAGGCGGGCGGTGATGCGGGTGGCGCTCTCGACGTAGTAGGCGATCACGTCCACAGCAGAGGCCGTTGTCGTGAGTGTAGGTGCGGTGCCACCGGGGAACTTCCAGTTGCTGCCGTAAGCCAGCGTGCGGCTGCCGGTGCCGTCCTGCGTGATCACGATCGTGCCGGCCTGGCCAGCGGTCAGGTTGCTGGGGTTGGCCAGTGTGCGGTTGCCGCCGAGCGTGACTGAGAAGTTGTTGCCCGCCGCGAAGTCCGGGGTGATCGTTGCGCCATCGGTGAGCGCCACCACGCTGCCGCGTTGTGCTGCGGTGAAGCTCTGTGCTGTCGCCAATGCCGCGTAGCCGGTGATCGTCTGCCCAGCCGCGAACGTGATCGCGCCGGTCATCGTGCCGCCGGTTCTCGGCAGCGCAGCGTTTGCCAGGTCGTATGCCGACTTCACCGCGTTCGGTGTCGCCGCGGTGCTGGTGCTGGTCGAGCTGGTCGAGTCCGTCAGCTGCACCACGCCCACCACGCTGGTGGTGCCTGCCACGATCTTGCTGCCAGCGATCGCAGCACCAGCCGCGATGTCGGCGTTGACGATCGTGCCGGAGAGCACCAGCGTGCCGTCTGCGTTCGGCAGATAGATCAGGCGATCGGCGGTCGGGTCTGCCGCCAGCAGCCGCGTTTCGTTCGCGTCGTCGGTGCTGCCCTCGAACACCATGCCGACGTTCGCGCCGAGCGTGATGTCACCGGTGAAGATGCCGCCGGCCTTGGGCATTGCCGCAGCAGCTAGGTCATATGCCGCCTTCACCGCGGTGGGCGTTGCCGCCAGCACCGAGCTGGTAGTGCCGGTGGAGTCGCTCAGCTGCACCACGCCAGCCACGCTGGTCGATGCCGATGCCACGCTGATCGCCGGGGTGGTGGTCCCGTCAGTGACTGATATGGCGCCGGAGCCCGTCACGCTGGTGACGGTGCCCACGTAGTCGACGCCCCACTCAATGCCGGTGGCTGTGGCGCTGTTCGCGCGCAGCACCTGGCCGTTGGTGCCCACGCCCAGCTTGCTCAACGCGGTGCTGCTCGAGGCCGCCAGCAGGTCACCCTTGGTGTAGCTGGTGTTGCCGGTGCCGCCCTTGCTGGCCAGCAGCGTGCCGCTGGTGATGTTGTCGGCGTTGCGGCACTCGTTTGAGACTTCCTCAATCGCCGCCTGCACGTTGGTAGCCGAGACGCTGGCGCCTGGGGTGAAGCTGACGTTGTTGGCCGACTGCGCCACAAACGTCGAGCTAACGTCGATCTCGGTCCAGATCGTGCCGTTGGACAGGATCAGGTCAGGCGGCGCCAGCAAAGTGGTCGGCGCTGGAGCGGTGCCGGTGCCGCCAATCGACACCACGACGTAATAGCCGTTGTTGCTCGAGCTGGCAGATGGCAGAGCGTTGCCGACCGTCAGACCGATCGATGAGCCCTCGGTCGTTACGGTTGCGATCTGGTTGGTGGTGGCGTTGTAGGTGCCGGCGAAGATCACCGAACCGGCCGAGATGCCCAACGGCTGCCAGACGTTGCCGTCCCACAGGAAAAAGGATTCGTCGAGCGGATTAAAGAAGATCTGACCGATGAAGTCGGCAGTGGGCAGTGCCTCGCCGAACTTGGCGGTGGAGTAGTTCGCCAGCTTGGCGCCGGTCACCGCATCGTCAGCGATCAATGCGGTGGCAAAGGTGCCGCTGGTGATCTTGCTTGCGGCCAGATCGGGGATGTCCGCTGCATCGAGCGTGGTGCCTGCGGTGACATGCCCCTGCGCATCCACGGTCACCTTGGGGTAGGTGCCGGCGGTGGCGCTGTTGGTGTGGTTCAGCGTGCCGCTGCTGACCGATAGACCAGTACCAGGTTGGATGATGCCCTTGGTGCTGGCGGTGGCGTCCGGCAGGTCACCGGGCACCAGCGCGCGGAAGGTGGGCGCCGCGTCGGCGCCGGTGGCCGGGCCGGCAAACACACGTGCCGCGCTCTGCGTGTCGAGCGTGGTGGTGATCGTGGCGCTGTAGTTGTCGGGATACGCAACCGAGAACGCGAGCGGGCTCGAGTCGCTGAAGCTGATCGTGCTCAGCGATGCCTGGCGCACCCATGTGCTGCCGTCCCATGTGTATTCGATGCCGGTGTTGGTGTTGATCCACTGCTGGCCGATGAAGGCGCCAGAACCGGACGGCGTGGATGCAGCCACCACGGCGGCCGATTGATCGGCGAGCTTGGCGCCGGTGATCGCATCATCAGCCACCTTGCCGGTGGTGACTGCCAGGCTTGCCAGCTTGGCCTCGACCACAGCGCCTGATGCGATCGTCGCGGCGAAGGAGCCGGTGCCAGAGCCCGTGACATCACCGGTCAGGGTGATCGTCTGGTCGCCTGTATTGGTGCCGGATGTGGTGCCGCTGTGGGTGCCGGAGAAGGTGCCCGACTGCGTGGCCAGTGTGCCGAGCCCCAGCGTGTCGCGCTGTGCTGCGGCGTCTGCGTCATCGAGCAGCGCACGGCCTGCTGCGGTGCAGCTGATCTCCTCCACATCGCCAGCGCCTGCTGTTGCGCGGCCCAGTAGCACGTTGCTGCCGCTGGTGTCCTGCAGCTTGGCGTATGTCACGGCGCCATCAGCCAGCGCTGCGGTGCCAAGGTTGCTGGCCTTGGCCGTCGTCACAGCACCATCAGCCAGCTTGGCGGTGGTCACCGAGCCATCAGCCAGCGCAGGCGTCACCGCCGCGTAGGCGCCGGATCGGTAGACCTGCAGCTCGCCGGTGCTGCTGTTCAGCCAGCCGCGGCCTTCGTAGTTGTTGGTGGTCGGCGCTGTGGCGCTGATCGCCACCGAGCTGCTGTCAGCCAGCTTGGCTGCGGTGACCGCATCATCGGCCAGCGCGGTGGTGCCGAGCTTGGTGGTGCTGGATTGGTCGAGCTTGTCGAGATCGATCGAGCTGGCGTCCACCAGATCGAGACCGGCATCCACCAAGTCCTTGGCGGTGACCTTCTTGGTCTGAGATGCCGAAACATCTGCAATCGGCAGCACGTCGGTGGCAGCCACCGATGCCTTGGGTAGCGCTGTGAGCTGGGTTATCCGCTGGTCAGCCAAGGCTCAGCCTCCAAGGGCACCACTGCTAGCACCCAGTTTAGTCCTCGGTTTCCTTCAGCAGGAAGTCGAGCGACTGCTCCACCGTGATCCGATCGTTGTCTTCCTTGAGGATGTAATCCTCGATGGAACCGATCAGCAGCCTGATCTCACCTGTGGTGACGAAATCGATCGTGCAATTGATGATGTCGCCAGCACGTACTTCGACGCCGGCCTTGGCGACCATCGCATCGAATTGGTAAAAGACGTTGTTCACGCCAGCATCCACCGACTTATCGGTGAGGTAGAGCGCGCAATCGAAGGCGCTGCCGAGCTCAAGGCGCTGGATCAGCTGCAGCATCAGCAGCGGCGCCTCGGTGGTGCCGGCTGTCGTGTAGTCGAAGGCGCAGGTGATCGAGCCGCTGCCGCTCAGGATGCCGGCCGAATACATCTGCCGGAATTTGTCGCTGAGCGATGTGGTGTCGATGGCCTCGCGATCGGTGGCCAGCGTGTAGTCGACCACATTCCCGAGCACGCTGTAGGACACATCGCGCACGCGGCACTCGATCGGGATGGGCTCACCGGTGAAGGCATAAAGCGCCAGCTCGTTGGCGCGGGTGTTGTTCACCGCATCGGTGAAGGTCGGAAAGAAGCGCAGGCCGCCGGCTGCGTTCACGTTCACGTAGGCGGAGATGCTGGGCTCCACCGTGCCGCTGCTCCAGGCGGCGCCGGTGAAGCAGACCATGCCGCGGGCGTCGGTGGTTGAGATGTCCACCCGGTCACCGGTGAGAAGGTTCTCGCCAGCGCTGTCAAAGCTCAGCCGGTTGAGGCTGGTGTTCACGTCCGATGGATCGATCTGATCCTGCAGCGCGCTGATCAGTACCGATGTGGCGCGCCTCAGCCGGACGTTGCCCTTGGTGCCAAGGAAGAAGGTCATGCAATCACGCCGCCAGCCACGAAGTCACCGTCGACGGTGAACTGGATCGGGACCACCACCAGTTCGCCGGTGCTGACGCCAACCTGCGCGGAGGTGACATAGGCGAAAAACTCGATGTCGTCGGCAGCGCTATCTGACACGCGCAGCTTGAGCTTGATGCGATCGGTTTCGGTGACGGCGCCCACCTTCTGGATCTTGCCCAGCAGTGCTGTGAACTCGGTGAGCGTGGCCGACTCGCCGGCCTCAAGGCGGTAGTAGAGCAGCGTGGCGCTACCCGATGCCGACTTCATGCCGGGCGTGAAGGTGGCGGCCGTGCTGTCGATCGCGGTGGTGCTCAAGAGCTCCACGCTGGTCTCGAGCGACCAGTCACGGATCTTGGCCACGGGCTTGTAGGCCGAGCCGTCCCAGAACTCCAGCTTGCCAGTACGGCCGGTGTAGAAGCCCATGAACGGCGGCCCAGTCTGAAGTCAGGCTAGCGAATGTTGAACCCACTATCCGCGAAGGATGCGATCAGGCTCAAGGTGCGGCCATCCGATTGAACACACGGATGCTCGATGGCGCTCACGCTTACTTGCCCTTCTTCATCCATCTGCACTTCAGTCACGCGGAATACCCGCTTGCGGGTGATCGTCTGGCCGAGCACGAACAGGCGGCCGGGGTACGGCGCCAAGGCTGCCGCGGTGCCGTTGCTCACGGTCACGCTGTCCACCTGCACCACGGCGCTGCCGGACTGGTAGACCAGCGCCTTCAGGCCGCTGCCGTTCGGCACCTGGCCGATCGGCGTGTTCAGCACACCGCCGGCCTCGATCACGCCAGTGGTCACCTGATCCCATTGGTTCTCGCCGATCGCCACGTAGATGTAGCTGCCCGGCTCCAGCACGCTGTCGGTCGGGAAGGTCGAGAAGTCGATCGCGCGGCGGATGTGGCGCCGCTGATTGCAGAGCAGCTTGCCGAACAGGATCGCCTGGCTGCGGTTGGTTACGTACTGCGAGAGATCGAAGGTCTGCCGCACGGCGTTCGCTTCGGTCGCATCAGCACGGCTCACCTCCACGCTGCGGTTGCGCGGGAAGACGCCATCGATCTCGGTGTCGCGGTAGATCACTGACGCGATCAGGTCTTGCACGTTGCTGCCGAAGTCGATGAACTCCTCGCGGTAGCTGTCCTCGAGGATGTTGCCCTGGTTGAAGAGCGCGGTGATCATCACCTCGCGGGTGATGTTGCCGGCCTCGTCGCACGGCACGGCCGGCACCAGCGTTTCGCGGCCGCCGACACGGCCGAGCTCGAGCAGCGAGAACGGCGCCACCTCAGCCCAGAACTGACGCCATGGCGTCTTGTCTGCGATCACGCCATCCATGAACAGGCCGTTCTGGCGGCAGAAGCGCTTCGCCAGCGCCAGCGCCTCGAGATCCACGCCGCCGATCTTGGCGAAGCGGCCGATGCCATTCTGCGGATCAAGGATGGTGTCCAAGAAGATGTCCGGCGCGTAGCTGCTGGAGCCATCCGGCTGAGCGGGGTAGGTGCCGTCATCACGCAGCCGGCGCAGCTTCTTACCCTCAAGCGTGAACACCGACAGCGAGCGCAGGTCTTGGATGCCCTGGCCGCTGTAGGCGTTGAAGCCCATCAGCTGCAGGCCGTTGTACAGGTTGGGGTAGTTGCTGAAGCTCTCGGTGCGCTGCTCGGTCACGGCCGTGATCGCCAGCTCGGGTCCACCCTCAAAGCTGAAGCTGATCTGCGTGTCCGAGCGAACGGAGAACAGGCCCCACTCATCCACTTCTGACGGGTTGACGTTCAGCGGTGGCCGGAGGCCCATGCGGGTGCGCACGGAGCCAAGGAACGTGAACTGCCCACCGGCCGGGCCGGGGATGATCACGGTGTCGCCGCTGTTCTCGATGTAGGCGAAGTCAGCGAACCCGTGGGTGCGCATCTCGGCCGCGGTTTCGGCGATCGGGTCAAAGCGGAATTGCCAGTTGCCGATGTTGTCGCCTGCGATGAACTTCAGGGACACGAAGTTGTCGACATCAGCACCACGGCGCACGGCGAAGATGTAGGGCAGCCGCGCCCAATCCTGTCCGGTGCGGCGGTAGCGCACCCAGAAGAAGGCGGAGCGCACCTTGGTGCCGTTGTCGCTGTCGCGGTAGTTCTTGACCTTCTCCTCGCCGTACTTCTTGGCGCGGCCCTGCACGCGCTTGAACACCTTGGCCTTCAGCGCGAAGTCAACCACGCGGCACTCGGTGATCGTCTCGTAGCCGGCCTCCTCCATCTTCACCAGGCACTTGGTGTTAAAGAAATCGTTCCACGCTTCCGGCCTAGAGAGATAGTCATTCAGATAGGTGATGCGGTTCTGCTTGCTGCTGATCTCATTGCGCAGGTTGGCATCACGCGCGGCCATGGCAGCCAGATCGAGGTTGTTCGCGTCTTTGTAAAGGCTTGCGATTTCCTCTTGTAGCTTGGCTTGTCGCCGCAGAAGCGCCTTTCTATCCTCGCGAAGGGTTCCGCCCTTTGGTGTATTGAAGCCGTACTCACTGAATGCCCAGTCTAGCTTTGCCTGCTGATTGCGGAGGCGCTTGCTTAGGTTTTCAATCCGGCCTCTAGCTTCTCTGATCCACTGCTTTCTTCTGTCTATATAGTTTTGGCTCGTGTTGGTCTTCTTTCGCTCAGCGCTGATCTCCTCTTGCCATTCCTCGATATTGTTTCTCTCGTTGTCCCTGTCTCGGCGCGTGTTGAGAACTCGTTGAGCGAAGGGGTTGATCCGATCGTCAAACACGTCGCCATCGTCGTTAACGATGCTGTCCAGTTCGGCGGCGGTCCAGCGTTGATCGCGCAAATCTTCAATGCTGCCGATCAGCGCATTGATTTCATTTAGCTTCGCAGATACTCCACCGCCAACGCCTGCCTTGAGAATTGGCTCGTTGCGCAGCAGTTGCTCATTCAGCGTCGTGATCTGCTGCTGCAGCAGCACTATCTCGCGGCTGGCTTCACTGCCGTTCTTTTTGAAGTCTTCTGTGCCGTAATCCTCAGTTGGGCACACACCAGATTCGATGCACTCCATCGCCACGCGCATGGAGCCGTCATCCAGCTCGACGTTCTTGATCGGTGCCGCTACACGGAACTTCGCGCTGCCCAGCTTGTAGGTGCTGGCCGCGTCGATGTAGCTCGAAAGTGTGCGGCGCAGCTCACGCGCAGCCCGTGCGGTGTCACTGTCGGTGGACAGGATGCGCCGGAAGATCAGCGTCATGCGCTGGCCCACGGGGACCACCGGCCGCTCATCGTTGAACACGTTGGTGGGCCAGTAGCTCTGTAGACCGTCGATCTCGATGCCGACTGGCGCATCGCGCTCGTCGCCGTCCTCATCGCGGTCGATGTAGTTGACGTTGATCGGGATCGGCGCGAACACGCCGAACCGGGTCATGGTGTTGGGCGAGAACGCCTGGCTGAAGCCATCGGTGTGCTGATCACCGATCAGCGTCGGCCGGTAGGCAGCGCTGGTCGCCGCCTCGCCGATGCGGGTGGGATCGCTTTCATCACCGCGGATCAGGTCGGCGAATTGCAGCGGCCGGTTGGCGCCCCAGTAGGCCCACGTCTTGCCGGCTGCCAGCTGGCGGATCGGTGTCTGGCCGAAGGCGATGCGGCCCGGTCCGATGCGCTGAATGTCCGATGCACCGACAGCGACCAGCATTTGCATGAACTGGCTCGAGCCTTCGGAGTGCACCGCCGACCACACCAGCGAGGTGGCTACGCGCACGCCACCGGTCGGGTTGTCGTCGGTGTTGCAATAAACCAAGTTCACCGTGTCGCCGTACTTGGCGAGCTCCTGCTGCGAGTTGAAGCCGAACCGCGGCGCAAAGGTCTGATCACGGCGCTGGCGCTGGTTCTTCTGCTCCAGCTCCGGCTTCGGTGCGAGCAGGTAGCTGACCGCCTGCAGGATGATGCCGACCACCGCGAGGATGATCGACACGGGCTCTGCGCGTAGCTCCTGCAGCTTCTCCTCACGCGATCGCGTGAAGTCGTGCTGCACCGCGAGGAAGTCGAGATACTCCTCCTTGCTGATCTTCAGGATCTCGATCAGCTCGTGCTCGTAGGGCAGCAGCTTCCGCGTCATCGATCCATCCAGAAGAAGCGCGCCACACCATCAGGTAGCGGCGCCTGCACTACATTCTGCCCCGGTCCGATGAACAGCAGCGCCCGGCCGAGATAGGTGCCAAGGGCAGCGCCGGCTTCGGTCGGCAGCAGCGCGATCGCACCGCGACGCGGCTTCTGCAGCCTGCTGCCGTGCTCAAGGACCCAGCGCACGATCATCGATCGCGGGAAGGTGTCCTCCGTCCAGTCGCGGTAGACCCACGCGAAGCGCTCGCGGTAGTCGCTGAGCTGCAGCCGATCCCGCACCTCGCAGGCCAACTGGAAGCAGTCGGTGCAGCCGCTGCCATCGCCCGGCCGGTGTCCCCAGCCGTAGCGGAGGCCGACCAGATCGTTCATCGCAGGTAGAGCTCCGAGTTGAGCGGCAGCGGCCCCACCATGTCGCGGGTGAAGCTGCGCGCGGGAAACGATGAGCCCACGCTGTCGATCGCGGAGCGGAAGCGCAACTCGATGGTGGTGTCGCTGAAGCTGGCGCCGAGCCCGATGTAGAAGTCGGTGGCGGTGTTGGTGATGCTGCCGCTGGCGTTCAGCCAGGCGGTGGTGAGCGTCAGCTCGCTGAGCCGGTTGCCGTCGCCGCGCTCCACCAGCACCAGCGCAAAGTCGACATGCGGGAACAGCACCTGCAGCTGCGAGTTCTCGCCGTTGAGCGTGGCCAGCGCACCCTCAGCGCGGAACGGCGCAAAGCTGTAGCTCTCGCTCAGCAGCGAAGCGTTCTGCCCGACGAAATAGTTCTGATAGCGGTGGGTCACGCCATCGGTGGTGAGCAGCTTGAAGAACTGGCAGATTCGCAGCTCAGCCATCAGTAGTCGAGCTCGCCGAGAAGGGTGATCGAAACGCGGCTGCGGCCAGTGAAGACCGACTGCACCTCAGGCGGCCCGGCATACTCCCACCGGATGCTTGTCGGCGCCTGGATGTAGCCGCGCAGGCTGGTGGCCATGCCGACGAACAGATCAGCCGGCAGGGTGAAGCGATCGAACCCGCCGCTGGTGCTGTTGTAGTGATCGAGCAGCTGCTCGGTGGTGGCGTCCGGGATGTTGTCGAAACCGAGCTGCAGCTCGAAGCCGGTGGCGCGGTTGCCGAAGGCACGTTTGACCGTTGCACCCGAGAGCGCCCGGTAGACCTTCACCGGGAAGCTGCCGAGCTTGAACGCTCGCGTGGTGGGCTTGATGCCAGGAAACTGTTCAGCCATCAGCGCAGCCCCACACGGGTACGGGTGGATGGGCTCTGCTGCAGCTTATCGAGCGTCATCGTCATCCCACGCTTCGCGCCATCGCGGGATGCAGCGCGGCGGGTTTCGGCCATGGCAGCCTCCAGCTGCTCGCGGCTCACGTACTCCACGCCGCCGATGTTGGTGGTCTGGAAGCTCATGTTCAGTACCGGGCTGGTGGCGCCCTGCGCCGGGCCGGCACCCATCACCTCGCGCATCTTGTCCTGCCCCTGCAGCGCCACCGGGATGCGGCGGCCATCAGGCAGCGGCACGTAGGCCTCAGGTTTGCTGCCCTCGCCGTAGAGCGCCAGCTGCGGCCGATTGGCGATGCCGCCCTGGCTGTAGCGCTTGAGCGGTGCCGGGCCGCTGGAGGTCATCACGCCACCGTCAGCGAAGCCGCTGATCTTGGGCACAAAGTTGCCGGCCGCATCGGTGCCGCCGCTCAGGAAGCCCTTCAGTGCCTTGATTGCCGCCTCGATCACGTAGATCTGGAACAGCTGCTTGGCGATGTCCTTCAGCACGCCGCTGGCGATCCCTTTGAGGCTCTCAGCCCAGTCGTCGGTGCCGGATGCGAGCAGATCGAACACCTGCCCCAAGCCGCTGCCGATGCTGTTTGCGATCGCGTCGATCGTGCGCTCTTGCCGCTCACGCTCATCGTTCGCCTTTCGCTCGGCCTCGGTGAGCGCCATCGTCTTATCGACCACCTGCCCTTGCAGGTTGAGCCGCTGCTCGATCACCTGCACCTGCTTCTCGAGCTCCTGCCGCAGCGCGCTCTCCACCGGCAGCGTGGCGATCTTCGCCTGCAGCTCCTGCTCCATTGCCAGCAGCTTCGTCTGCTCGATCGCAGCCGTCGCCTCGAGCTCCACTCGCTGCCGGGCCAGCTCAGGGGCAATGCCCTGCTTGAGCAGCTCGGCGTAGCGCAGCTCATCGCGCAGCTTGTTTGCGGCCACCTCTTGCTGGCTGCTGAGCGCCTCGGTAATGGCGCCGTACTTCTGCTCGAGCGCTGCCAGCGTCTGCTGTTCGTTGAGCAGCTGCTGCTGCCGCTTGCTCTCATTCAGCGCTGCGTCGAGCCGGGCTCCGGCCTGCTGTACACCGGCCGGCATTGAACCGGCGCCAGCAACGCCCGGCAGCGTTGGTGCAGCGGGTGCAGCGGTGATTGTGGCGCCGCTGAAGAACCGGCGTTGAGCCTCGCGGCGATGCGGAGCCATCATGGCCACACCGCTCTGTGGGCTGGTGCCGAACGCATCGCGTGCGGTCAGGCTGGCCTTAGGGTTGCCGCCCAGCACGGTCCGGTAAAGCGTCAGCAGGTCGGCGCCCTTGGTTGACATCCCCACGCCGGCAAACCGGTCTTGGAAGTAGCGGACCACAGGGCCTTGCACCTGCTCCTCAAAGCTCTGGCCCTTGTAGGCGCCGTACTGCCGGCGCTCGTTCGGGCCGAACTGAATCAGCCCCATGTAGTTGCCGCCAGCGCCGCCGAATTTAGATGGGTTGTAAGTGCCGCCGGTCTCAAACCCGATGATCGTGGCAAGGTCGAGCGGTGACACGCCGAGCTTGTTGGCCGCGGCCACTAGCGCTTTGCCTTGGCTGCTCAGGTTGCCGCTGGTCACAAACCCACCGCCCAGAGCACCCGTTGCACCGCCGCCAGCGCCGCCGAGCGTGTCAGCCGCGTCCTGCGCGCCCTGGCGCATCTTCTCCGCGAGCTTCTCCCCTGCGTCCTGCAGGATGTTGCTCACCGTGCGCGCGTAGGCCTCTTGGATCTTGCCGATGCCTTCGGCCACGCTGAGCTTGTACTCCTCGAGGCGGCGCTGCAGGTCGGTCTGAGCGTCCACCGCATTGCGGTCGTTCTCGATCCGCTGCTGGTCGTAACGGCGGAAGATCTCCTTTACCTCGCGGGCCGTGTCGATGCCCTCGGTGGAGAGCCCAGCCGCGGCCAGCCGCTGGCGCTCAGCCTCGAGCGCGCGGTCTTCCAGCACCGCCTGCAGCTTGGTGCGCGTGTCGGCGATCTGCCGCTCGATCTTCAGCCGCTCATCGCCGAGATCACGCTCGAGCGCTGCGGCACGCTTTGCCGTCTCGCGCTGGAAGTCGGCCAGCTGCTCAGCATTGCGCTGCGCAGCATCCGCCAGCTTGTCCTCGGCATCCTTGCGGATCTTCAGCTCATCCTCGAGCGCTTCCTTGCGCGCACGCTGCCGGGCAGCCTCACGTTCGGCCGCGGCCGCCTCACGGGCTTCGCGCTGGTCGGCGGTAAGGGCCTGCTGTTGGTCGCGCTTCTGATCGGCCGCCAGCAGCTCCTGATAGATCTCCTGCTGACGCTTCAGAAAGAACTGGTTCTTGCCGCCAAGGTCGAAGCTGAACGCTCCAAAGCGTTCATCGGTTTCTCGGGCCGCCTTCTGTTGTGCTTCAACGCGGAGCTGAGCGCGGCGCCCGGCATCACCGTCGCCCGTGATCGAGCCCAGAATGTCCGTCGCATCGCGCAGCACGCCCGTGAAATTGCGCAGCAGGGCAACGGCTGTAGGGCCGAAGATACGGGACAGGGTTTTGCCCAGCTCTTCGCTCGCAACCTGAAAGTCCTTGATCGCCTGCTGGCCAGTGTTGAACTGCTGGTTCAGCTTGCCGAGCTGTGTGTCCTGCAGCTTGCCAAGAGCCCGGAGCACCACGTCGGTGGTGACCTTGCCTTCGGCTGCAAGGTTCTTCAGTTCGCCGATCGAGACGCCCAGTTCCTTGGCAATCGCCTGCGCAGCCAGCGGCGCCTGCTCGCGGATCGAGCGCAGCTCCTCACCCTGCAGTACGCCGGATGCGAGGCCTTGTTTCAGCTGGATCAGCGCGTTGCTGGTTTCCTGCGCGGTGGCGCCGCTGTTGCGCGCAGCAGCCGAGAAGCCGATGAAGGCCTTCTCCAGCTCTTCCACCGTGATGCCGGTGGGCCGCAGGCTGGCGTAGAGCGAGGCAAAGCTGTCGGCCGCTTCGGTATTGCTCAGGCGCAGTGTGGTGGCGATGCGCGCCACCGATGCCTGAACCTGGTTGTACTCGCCAAACTCGTTGGAGAGCGCTCTGATGCGCGCCTGAGCGGTTTCTGCGGCCAAGCCAACACTCGCAACGCCCGTTACGGCCTGCTGAGCGCTGCCGAGCGCGCTTGCCGCGATCGAGCCGGCTATGCCACCTGCGAAGCCCGCCAGCGCCGCTCCGCCACGGCTCAGGCCGCCGCCTTTCTGCGCGGTGTTTTGGAACTTCTTGAGGCGCTGCTCGACAGACTCCAGATCCTTGCTCAGCAGCTTGAACTTTCGGCTGCCAAACTCCGCCTGATCCCTCAAGGCCCGCAGCGCCACCGCGGTCTTCTGCAGCCCCGCGATGGTGTTGCCTGAGCTGCTGCCCAGCGCCTTGGTGGCGGTGTACAGGTTGTCGAGCGAACGCTTGCTCACGTTGCTCTGCTGCGTCAGCCCTTGCAGGCTGCGCTTCAGCTGGTCGAGCCCCTGCCCTTCCAGCTTCGCCGTGAACTTGATCGCCGTGTCGAGGGACATCGCCATGGGCTCAGTCCTCCTTGGCCATCGCCGTCAGTGCCGCGCCTTCCATCACCTGCAGATCCTCCAGGAGGGAGCGCGGCTCCTTCACTTCGTACAGTCTAAAGAGCCATTCCAGAGCCCCGTAATCGAGGCCGATCGGCCCACCCATTGAGGTGCGCCACTGCGTCGAGATGCGCAGGAACATCACCACCGCATCCCAGTTCTCAGGCCACACCTCGAAATCGTCCGATGCAGGCTGCTCGGGCAGCTCAAGCCCGAACGCAGCCGCATCGTCACCCGACTGATCAACGACACCGCCGCCGGCCCAGTGCTCGGCGGCCTCGGTCAGTTTTTTCTTTTGCCCTTCGCGAGGCTTTCCAGCCATGCCGTCACCACGGCCGCGGCGACCAGCGGCACGTTCAGCAGATCGGCTTTCGCCTTCTCGCTGAAGCGCACCTCCTCACCCTTGGCGTCCTGAATGCCTTTCCAGCCGGTCAGCACTTCGGCGCAGAGCTCATCGTCGTTGAGCTCGCCGGCCTGAATCAGATCCCAGATCTCGCGAATCCGGGTCTGAGGCAGGCGCTTGAACACTGCATCGAAGGATTGTTTCTCGAACCGGCCACCATCGATCGGGAATTCGACAGTGACCGGCCAGCTGTAGCTCTCAGTTTGAGCGAGAACAAAAGCCATGCAGTAGCTCCGTGGATCAGGTGTAGACCAGGCTCAGCTCATCGTTGCCGGCGCTGGTGGGCACCGCAACATAGGGCAGGTTCAGCATCTGAATGCCGTCCTGGTCAGAGTAGCTGGGGTTGGCAATGTCAGCCTGAGCAGTCGTGAAGGTCACGATGTTGCCGGCTGTTGCACCGTGCTGGAAGCTGATCGAGCCAGTGCTGGAGCCCGTTGCGATCGCAAAGAAGTCCTTCGTCGCGATGCTGGGCGCCTCGATCACCACATCACCGGCAGGCGCGCGGTTCACGATCAGCGATTCCTTGGTGCAGCCCACCAGCTCGCGGTAGACCACCTCATTGGCAATCTGGAAGCTCAGCGACTGCAGGCAGCCGGCATAACTGAAGATCGAGAAGTTGGACGTGTTGCCGTTCTTGAAGATGAGCGGTGCAGCCTGATTGGCGTAGGTGGGTGCCGGCAGGCTCTCATCGGTCGGGGCGTTGTAGATGCCCGTCATGGTGAAGCTGATGGTGGGGATCTGGCCCACCTCGGCCGACAGCTCGAAGGTGCCGCGGCAGCCGGTCACCTTGTGGCGGATGCCGTCGTTGTGGAAGTAGATCGTCACCGAGCTGAAGCTGGCGCTCACCGGTGCGTAGGTGACGCTGGTGGTGGCCACCACGGTCTCGGACAGGCCGCAGGCCTTCAGCACCGGGCCGTAGGCCGGAGCAGTGCCAGCAGCGCCGGAGCCGGCCAGTTCCACCTCGAAGGTCACCTCAACGCGGGTCTGCGCCAGCAGCTGGTCGCTGTTGCCCAGATAGGGGCGGATCAGGTCACGGGTGACGGTATCGGCCTGCAGCGGAGTGATCTCGAGGTTGCGCACCAAGATCGCGTTGGCTGCCCCGGTCGGCGTCGGATCGGTCCCGTAGGTGGTTTCAGTCTTCGCCAGGATCAGGCGCTTGCGGCTCAGGAGCGGCATTGCTCTCTACCTCGTCAGGTTGGGAGGGTTGGGCCGGCTCCGTCCGCTCGATGAGCGTTCGCTTGCCGGTTTTGGGATCGGCCAGGTAAGTCCCGCCCTGACCCCAGTATTCGTCCACCATCGTAGCCATCATGCACTCGCGAGGTTTGCGACCGCCGTGCGGTACAGAACACGATAGTCACACTGGATTTCACCAGCTGCGCCATCAGCTTCGGCGAAGTTGAAGGTGACGCTGATCGGCTGAATGTCGATCGCATAACCACCAAGCGTCAGATCAGCCATCAGCTTTGAGTGCAGGCTCTCGATGATCGGATCTGCGATCTGGTCGGGCACTGCACCGCGCACGATCACCGTCACGCGCACCGTCAGGCTCCAGTCGAGCGTCGGCAGCGCGGTGTTCTGCGCCGCGTTGTCGCTCAGCGGCTCCACCACGATCGCCGGGCTCTCAGCCCGCGAGATCGGCTCCACGCGCGAGCGGTAGATCCGCGTGCTCACGCCCGTGGTGCCGGTGAGTGCCGTGCGCACGGCGGCTAGGATCGTCTCGCGGCGGGTCGTCATACCTTCTGCAGTCCGATCTCAACGAAGGCGCCATCGTCAATCAGGCGCGTCTCGCGCACGGTGTAGGCCACCGCCGCGACCGTAATGCTGTCGCCGTATTTCAGGCCGCCGAAGTCGGCAGCGCGTGCAGTCAGCGTGTAGTCGGTGCTCAGAACCATGTCGCCCGAGATGATCTGGCTCGGCATGTCGAGGATGCCGAGCGCAGAAATGGCGCCAGCCGTGCAGCTGACGCCAAAGTCCTCGAGGAACAGGTTCAGATCCTCGGTGATCGCCATCAGCCGTACTTTTTCAGGCCGTAGCCGTTCACGGAGTAGGTGGTGGTGCCGCTGGATGCGATGGTGCCGACAAAGCGCACGTAACGCTTCAGCTCATCGCGGTTGAGGGTGATCACCTGCTTGCTGGCGGCCTGTGCCACGGCGGTAAAGCCGCCGCCGGTGACATCAGAGAAGTCGCCGGAGGTGGTGGTGTCGCTGTGCTGGATCTTGCCGGTCATGGTGCCGGAACCGCCGGCAGCGCCAGCATCGAGGATCACCTGGATGTCGCCGTCGAAATCCTTCAGGTCGGCGATGTTGGTGGTAGCGCCGGTGAAGGTCGCGGTTTCTTGTGCGACAGGGTGCAGCGGGAAGTGCTGCAGCTTGTCAAGCGTCTGCTGGAAGATCGCCATCGGTGTTCACCTTGGTGCGAGGTTTGCGTTTGGGAGCCTCCACGGGCTCAGCTTCAGGCTCGATCTCTGCCGCAACGGTAGCGGCGATGGCCTTGCCCATCCCGATCAGCAGGCGCGCATCAGCAGCTGTCGCCGCCAGCGTTGCACCAGCTCGGACAAGCTGGCCGCCCACCATCGTGGTCTTCAGTATCTCGATCTGCATGGCGTGAAGGGGCGGCCGTTAAGCCGCCCCACTCCATCAGAGGGTGTTGTTACCGCGGCAGAAGCCCTCGGGATGACGGACGGCGAAGTCCACATCCTGCAGAGCCACCACGCGCACGGTGCCGCTGGTGCTGTGGGTGTAGGGATCCACGGTCAGATCAAGACCGGACCACATGCCCATGATCAGCTGGCTCCAGACGGCGAAGAACACGTCACCGGATGCCACCTGGTTGCTCACCACAGCGTTGTAGCCGTTGATGGTGCCGCCGGGCTCGAACACATAGGCGCCGGTGTCGGTGCCCTTGTCCTTGGTCTTCAGAGCGCCGCGCATGGAGGCGTTCAGCAGGTAGGCCATGGCGCCGATGTCGGCGTTGTCGGCAGCGATCTGGCTCTCCATGTCCACCACCTCGGCGTAGGTGGGGGTGGCAGCGCCGAAGTCCACGGTGTTGATCCCGGTGGTCAGCTTGATGCCCAGAGGCTGGTTGCTGTTGCCCAGGCCGTAGAGGCCAACGCGGTCGATCTCGAGCGCCAGCACGGTGGCGAGATCCTGGCGGATCATCTGCTCGACATCGATGCTGGACTGCAGCATCAGACGGCGGCTGTAGTCGGTGAAGGCGCCCACGGTCTTGGGCGAGAGGTTCACCTGATCCACGGTCTGGTTGCTCTCGGTGGGAGAGCCAGACTCAGCCACCCAGTAGGCGGTTGCAGCGCCGGTCTGACGGGGGATCGCCACGTTGCCGGACAGGCCGGTCAGCGAGGTGACGCCCAGGCCAGCAAGGGCGGAGCGGTTGCGCAGCAGCTCGATGAAGGAGCCGGGGCGGAAGTCGGTGCCGACCAGATCACCAGCAGCAGAGGCGCTGCCAACGGTCAGATCGCGGCGCAGCACTTCGTTGGGCACCATAATGCCCTGTGCGGTCTTGCCAGCCTTGGCAGCAGCGGCCTCGGAGCACTCACGCTCGAAGGCAGCGGCTTCCCACAGCTTGCGGTCTTGGGGATTGGCCAGAGCGTTGATCGCGCGCTGGAAGGAGAACTCGCGCACTTCCTTCGCAGTCATGCCAATGTCGGCAGACTTCTCGCCAACGGGCTCGACCTTGGCGCCGATCTTCTCGAGCACAGCAGCGCGAGCCTCGTCGAGGCTGCGGCCACCCTCGATCAGCTGGCGGCCGAGATCAGCCATGCCGTGCTTTTCGGTCAGAGCAGTGATGCCGGAGATGCGGGCGCGCTCAGCTTTGGCAGCCTCAGCAGCCGCTTCAGCCCGCACCGCCGAGATGTCGGGGGTGTTTTCCATCGGAACCTCAGGTTCTGTTTCGGGGGTTGGTGATGCGGCTGGGGCCGCAGGATCGGCCTCGAGAGACCGACCCACACCCACAGTGGGGTCTGCAGGTATGCTAACCACGCTCACTTCATAGGGAGCCCAGCTGGTAGCGACGAAATCACCGCTGCCGCGTTGCTCCATGTCGTTGATCGCGTAGCCGAAGCTCACATTACGCAGCACGCCGTCGCGCACGTCTGCGAGTACTTCTTGCGCGAACGCATTGCGGCTGAACCGCACGTTCACATAGCCGCGCTTTTTCTTGCCATCGATCCACGCACGTTCAACCACGCCGATCACCTTGTTCGGGTCGTGGTTGAACAACAGCGGCGCAGAATCGTTCAGGCGTGATAGATCAGCGCTGCGCTCATCGTGCTGCAGCACTTCATTGCCGAAGTAACGAGCGACAGGAAACTCGCTCGAAAACGGGAACTCGATCGAACGCTCGTCATCGCTGACCGTGAAGTCAGCAACCTCCGAGCGTTTCAACAGTTGCCCTTCAAGGTCACGCGATAGATCCATCGGTGGTGTCCGGGTTGTCTGCCCCATTATCGGCGCCCTGCTGCTGACCAGCCGGCTGCACGTCCGAGCCGGGGTCCGTATCGAACTTCAGATCGAGCGCTTCGGCGTCATCCAGCTCCTGGCGGCGAGCACGCATCAGCTCCTCGACATCGCCGCCCTGCTCGGACACCACATCGCTCAGCGTCTTGAAGCCGTTGCGCACCGCCATCGCGTAGGCCTCGACTTCCTTCGCCGGATCCACCCACGCCCAACCGCGTGGCATCCACCGCACCGCCTTGTAGCGATCGGCCTGCAGCTCGTAGTTGGCCAGCGGCAGCGCACCGCTCAGCACGGCCATGTCGAGCCACACCTCGAACACCCGCTGGTGCAGGTTCTCGATCAGCCAGTTCTGGAGGATCCGCCAGTGGTCGCGATCCTCCAGCAGGCTCAGCCGGCTGCTCGAGTAGTTGGTCTGGCTGAAGTCGCGGCTCACCGTCTCGTAGCTGCAACCCACCCCGGCTGCCATCGCCCGCAGCATCGCCCGCAGGAACGGCTCGAACTGCCCATCAGGCGCGTCGAGCTGCGGCACCGTCACGCTCTCGCCAGGCGCCAGATACTTGAAGACGCCGGGCTCGAACTGGCTCACCCGCTCGCCGTTCATCACGTCATCGCCGAGCAGCTCGCCTTCAGGGCTGGTGATGAAGCCCATCAGTGCGCTCGAGGCGCGTGCGCGCACCACTTCGGCCTGCTCGTAGCCCTGCAGGTGGTGCAGCCGCTGGATCGCCGACGCGAACCACGTCACGCCGCGCGTCTGCCCCGGCCGCTCCGTCCGATAAAGGTGCAGTACCTCCTCCGCTGGCACCCGCTTGTGCCGCTGCGTCGAGATCTGCTGGTTGCTGAACTGGTAGTCGCCGGGGTGGTACGCCAAGAAGTGGTACGCCACCGGCCGGCCCCAGGTGTCCACCTCCACACCCATGCGGATCTCGTTGCCCTGCTGGCTCCGGCCATTGAGCCCGTCATCCAGCTGATCCGCCTCGAGCACCTCGAGCGCCAGCGGCACCGCCGAACCACCGAACGGCTGCTTGACCAGCCGGATGAACACCTCACCCGACTCGGCCACGCTGCGCACCGCCAGCCGCTCGATGTCGTGGAATGTCAGCTTGCCGCCGGTGTGGCAGTAGCGCGCCTTCGTCCACCGCTTCCACAGCTGCTCGATCTGATCGTTCACCGTGCCATCGAGCCGGCCGCCGCCGCGCTGCATCCGCACCTGCCCCTGGAAGGGAATGCCCTGCCCGACGACGTTGCCCTCGATCGCGCGCAGCACCTGCCGCGCGTAGTCGTTGTCCCGGCACAGCTGGCGCGCACGATCGCGCAGCTTCTGCGCGCTCCCGTACACCTCGCTGTCGGCGCTGGTGTTGCCGGTCACCCAGTCCGCCGTCAGCCGGCTGAACTTCGCGCCTTCATACATCCGCCGCCGCGGTGCCTTGACCGGTTCGGGGGTGCCGCGCTGCAGCCAGCCCAGAATCGCGCTGCGGACGCCCATCAGAACCTCACGAACAGGTTGTGTGGGCTACCCAGCCCATTTGCCACCATTGTGGCCGCCTGTTCGCGCTTCACTTCGGCCTTCAGCTTGCTCTCAAGCTGGATCAGATCGGCCATCTCCATCTTCTTCAGCCGCCGGTTGCCGATCGTGTACTCGGCGACGGCACCGCCGCTCACGATCGAACGCATCGCGGCCTGCACCGCGTCGAGATCCTGTTGCGCCTGGCTGCGGCCATCGAACGCGCTCGGCTGGCCGGTGTAATCCAGCCCCGGCAGCACCGTCAGCTGCCCGGCGCCGATCGTCGTCACCGCACCGCCGACCGTGGCCGTGGCAACGGCCTGCCAGTACCACTGGCCAGCCACAAAGCCATCGGTGGTCGTCTTGGCGATCGTGAAGGTCCAACCGGTCCCGCTCGGGGTGCCGGCCACCGTCACGCCAGCGACGATCGCGCCCTGATGGTTGTGGTTCGTGCGCAGGTAGTAGGTCAGCCCGTGGTTCGATCCATCGATCGCACCGCCCAGGTTGTCCCGTGCAGCCTCATCCCGCCACGTCACCGTGTCGCCGGCTCTGATCTGGGCAGGGATGTTCACGGCCTCACCAGCTGGTAGCGAACGCAGGCGCTTTGCCCTTGCCCGATCTTAGCCGCGGCTTTGCTCCACCATCAGCCGCGTTCTGCAGCCTTGCTTCCAGCTGATCCCAGATTGTTCTGCGGTCATACCGCGAATAGAGCCGATTTAATCCTGCATACGCATACACAAGCGTGTCCAGCGCCTCATTACGTGCGCTTGGTTTCTTTACCCATTCCCTCACCGGGAATCCCTTCACGTAACGCAGCGCCTGCTTCTCTGCCGTCAGCTGCTCGAAATACTCCTCACCGGTCTGCGCGTGGAAGTGCAGGTAGCCGTCGCCGATGTCGTTGTGCTTCAGCCGTCCGAACAGCGTCGTCTTGATCGTGTCGCTGCCCACCGGCCACACCTGCGCGCCGCGCTTCAGCGTCTGCCCCTTGGCGTTGATGTCCACCTTGCCCGGCTTGCCGATCGGTGGCTTGCCCCGCTGGCTCTGACCCTTGATCGCGATTACGCCAACCGCCTGCCGTTCCCGCGCGTACTGGTACACCTCCGCCGTCGCGTGGCCGCCCGAGTCCACCGCCACCACATCCGCGCGCAGCTTGCCGCCACCGGCGTGCTCCCATTCGTGCAGCACGATCACGTCGAGCTGCTTCCACACCTCCGCCTTGCACGGGTCGCCAGCAATCTCTTGGTGGTCGATCAGCCAGCCCTCCTCGCCGCGGCCCCAGCCCCACACGCTGACAGCCAGGCGATCACCAGCTGAGCCGCCACCGCCCTGCACGTCCACGCCGATCGTCACCGCCAGCACGCCCTCCGGCAGCCTGCCCTGCGGATAGGCCTCGCATCGCTCCAGCAGCGCGCTCGCGCTCACCTTGCTCGCGAAGTCCTCCTCCCACGTCTCCGCCAGCCGCGTGTTCACGAACGACTTCAGCATCGGCGCGTCAGCCTTCGCCCGCAGGAAGTCGTCCACCATGTCGGCCCAGCTCAGCCAGCCGAGCGGCGAATAGAGCCCGCTCAGCTGGAAGCCCGCCGTCTTGCCATCGCTCGGTGCCGTTGCCCTCCACTCGCCCTTGCGCAGCATCGCCGGCTTGTGGATCTCGGCGAACCGCTCGCCGCACACCTCGCACTGGTAGACCGCGGTGCTCGGATCGTTGTTCTCCCACTTCAGCTGCGGCCACTTCATCCACTGCATCGCACCGCAGCACGGGCACGGCACGAAAAAACGCCGCTGATCGCTGCGCTCGTATTCCGCCTCGATCCGGCTGAAGTCCTTCACGGTCGGCGTGCTGGTCAGCAGGATCTTCCGCCGCGCGAACGTGGTCGCACGCTTCTCCGCCAGGCTCACCGGATCGCCTTCGCCGTCCACATCAGCCGGGAAGGCGTCGATCTCGTCCATGAAGATGTAGCGGCACGGTGTTGAGCGCAGACCCGTCGCGCTGTTTGCACCGGTCAGCAGCATCATCCCGCCGGGGAACTCCTTCGCGAACATCGTGTTCCCCGAGTCGCGTGCCCGTGCCGGCGCGATCTTCTCCGTCAGCACCGGTGTCTCGCTGATCAGCGACTCCAGTCGCTGCTTGCTCAGCCTCTTGGCCATCTCCACGGTCGGCTGCACCAGCAGCATCGGCCCCGGTGCGTGCGCGATCACATAGCCCAGCCAGTTACTGCCGCTCTCGGTCTTGCCCGTCTGCGCCGCGAACATCATCACCACCCGCTGCACCGTGCTGGTGGTGCTCAGGCAGTCCATTGGCTCGCGCAGGTACGGCGTCCGGTTGGTGCGCCACGGCCCAGGTTCCGCTGAGGCCTTGCTGCTCAGCCGTCGGTGCTTGTCCGCCCACACGCTCACCGTCAGCGGCGGCTCCGGCCGCAGCCCGTCCATGAAGGCCGTGCGCCAGACGCTCACAACAGCGCCCCCTGCACGTCGCCCACCTGCACCCGCTGGCGTGCGATCTCTAGGTACTCAGCCTCGCGCTCAATGCCGATAAAGCGGAAGCCCTCTAGGGCCGCCGCCTTGCCCGTGCTGCCGCTGCCCATAAACGGATCCAGCACCACACCGCCGGGTGGTGTCACCAGCCGGCACAGGTAGCGCATCAGCTCGGTCGGCTTGACCGTGGGATGCCCGTTGCCCTCGCCGCGGTCGGCCTTGCTGGCCTTCGCGCAGTAGAAGAATCGTGCGGCGCTGCCGGACTCGCCCGCATACCCCGCATTGCTTGGCTGCGACATGCCGGTGCCGCTCATGATGTTGGTAGCGGAGCCCGCCTTGTGCGTGGGTGCGACGTTTGCGCCACCGTTGCGCTGATAGGGAAACAATCCCACCACCTCATCGCTGCCGTCGTGAATCAGGTTCGCCGGCCAGCGGCCGCCTGGCTTGTACTTCGGTATCTCTTTGCCAAGGATGGCGCCGACAAAACCCTTACCCATTGCAATGCCAGTGCCTTCAGCCTGTTGCCTTTGCACATCCGTCAGGTCCACGTCGTCACCATGCTCCACCCGACAACCATCCACGTTGATCGCGCCGGTGCCGTGCTCCAGCACGTTCGCTGCCACCGTGCCTTTTAACGGTTTGCGCGCCACCGTGATCGGCTCCAGAGCAGGTTTCAGCGCCGTGCCCCAGCCGGCCCATTGCTGCGCGGCAGGGGTCGCGGGAACGGTGATGTCCCAGCTCTCGTAGACAGTGCTGCCGCCGACCGTGGGCAAGGCCGACTTGCCGGACGTGCTGCGCGCCTTCGTGTCTTGCCCCACCACCTCGCGCCGCTTGAAATTCTCAGACTCCACGGTGCGGATCTGGCACTCGCGCTCCACCCACTCAGGCACCTCGCCAATCAAGTGCCGCACTGCGTCTAGGTGCTGCAGCGTCATGATCGCTGGCTGGCTGGCGGCCGTCGTGTAGTGGCCGCCCATGTTGGTGCCGGTGGCTTCGTCGATCTGCTTGGAAGTGAGTCCCGTGGACCGCACCCACTCGGTGAACCGATACCGCCGCGCCTGCTGCGCCTCCGATGCGTCGAGCTTGTCGATCGCCTTGCTCACGTCCAGCGACTTGGGAAACCCCGACCCATACACCCACGCGATCATGTCGCGGATTTCAAACCCCGCATCCTCGATCTGCACCGCCATCCGGTGCTGCGTCCTGGTGCCCGCGAACGCCAGCAGGTGACCGCCGGGCTTCAGCACCCGCAGCACCTCGCGCCACACCTCCACGCCCGGCACGTCGTAGTCCCATGCCTTGCCCATGAAGCTCAGCCCATACGGCGGGTCCGTCACGCAGGCATCCACGCTGCAGTCGGGCAGCTCGCGGAGCCGGTCGAGGCAGTCGCCGTGCAGCAGCTCGATCATCGTTCTGAGTCTGCCAGCGCCAGCAACGCATCGCGGTGCTCATCGCTCAGCAGCTGGTGGATCACCGCAGGGTCAGTCTCACCCGCCAGCTGGTGCGACAGCCGATCGGCCAAGTTGCTCAGCGCCTCTCTCACGCTGCGTCCAATCTGAAACGCCTGCTTCTTCACCTCATCAGCCGGCACCAGCTCCTTGCGCTGCTGCGCCACCTGCAGCTTCGCCAGCTCCGCCTGGTAGTGCTCCCTTCGCGCCCGGCTTTCGTTCAGCTCGGGGATCGCATCATCCGGCAGCCGATCGATTGCCTTGCGCAGCTCCACCGGCGTGCGCGGCTCCACCGGATCGGGCTGGCTCACCTTCGCGTTGTGCGTCGCCTTGGTGTTCCGGTTCCACAGCTCCAGCGCCATGTCGCGGTCTAGCCACCGCTTGCCGTCCTTCTCCACCACCGCAGCAGCAATGCGTGAGCGCACAGCTGCAGTCACAGCGGCCTTGCTGCAACCTTTCAGCGCGGCAAACTCAGAAAACGTGACCAGCACTCGGGTCTCGGATCTAGCGTTGAGTTAACTCAGCCTAGTTAACCCCTTAACGCACGGGGGATCTATACGCTTTGGTCTCACTCTGAGACCCATTAGGTACCGCTGAGACCTGACGCTAGCCGAAGCGCGGGGCTGCGAAATACC